TGGTGTTTTTAACTTATCGATCTTTACTTTAAACTTTTGTTGTATAAACAATCCTAAGCCTTGTGCTGCTTCTTCAGGAGTAGGAGTCTTGTTAGCTCTAATAAAAGCATTTGTATACGTTGTACAGAATGCAGCAATAATTGGATCATTAAGAATATCCATAGTTTGTTTAGATACTAGTCTAAAGTGAGTACCCAGATTAGACATTCCTCTATCAATCTTTCTAGTCTCTGTTGACGTCATGCTAGCTGAACCTTGCATATCTTTATAGTCAGCATCTATCTGCCATACGCCTTCGGGAGCTTTAGGAAGTTTTACTCCTGCTGTTGCTGTTAGATTTTCAATAGATGAACCAGAATAAGAAGTATGAAATACAATACCCATTTTCATAGTTTTAATCTTCTTTGCTAAATCACTATCAGCTGGAATAGAATATGCAATTGTATTAGGATGAAATGTTATATAATCTACTCCTTCTACTCTTGTAGTCTTTAAATCATCTTGATCAAATAAAAAGTCACCTTGGAGTATTTTATTCATAGTTACTCCTTCATACATTTCAAAAGCCATTTTAAACTTTTTCTTTAACTCATCACTTAAGTCTGTAGTGAGTTCAATTTCTTTTACACTTTGATAAAAGAGTGGAACTTTATTAAATAGACTTTTCTTAGCAACCATTAGCCTTTTGTTTATAGGATGAGGACCTATCCACAATGCAGGAGCACCGTCCCACTTGACACTAGTGTTAACAGATCTCTTAGATTTGCCTTGAAGTAAGTCTCTAAATGATCTAAGAAAGTCAATAGAATCTCTTGTACCATCAACGCCACCTAAGAAGACATTATCTTCTAAGTGATTTAAGTGAGTATTTTTAGTTGCTTTTTCCATTATTTAAAGAATGCTCCAAAATTAATTTTCATTGATCCACCAGCTACTTCCCATGCTAGCGGACTTTGAAGTGCCCTTGTTGTTACGTCTAAGTTCTTTGGTATCAAATATTCTATCTGTGTCTTTTTTTTCTTAGGAATGTTAATAATCATTCCTCCTGGTCCTGGTTTAACATTTGTAATTGTTACAATTAACAATTCAATCATAGCTAATGCTATTGACTCTCCACCTACTCTAGCTTGTGATTTACCTGAGTAACATATTTTAGTTTGCAAATCTGTTCTTCCTGCTACCTTACAAGCTGCTTTAATATGTTTATCAAACTTTTCCATACTAGCTGTAATCTCTTTAAATATTTCTAGCTCACCTAAATTATTATCAAAAATTGCATCTCTTAATAAACAAAACTTTTCAGCACCTTCTTTTAAATCCATTCCAGTGTATTTTAATTCACCTACACCTGATGAACCTTTGCCCATTTGTATTAAGTTAAGAACTGCAAACAATAAAGCTGTTGCACTTCTATAATCAGTAAACTGTTGAAGTCTTGCCCAAGCATTGAGTTTATTAAATGCATTAGGCGTATATGCTTTTACCTCTGTAAAGATATCATCTATCTTTAAATCAGCTCTTATACCTTTGTTACTTTGACCTACTTGTACTCTTTTACCTTCTTCGAGTTTTTCTAAAGCAGTTTTTTTACCACCTTCTTTACAATTTAGTAACCAATATAAAGCAACTTCTCCATTACCCGTAATTTTATTACCTTGATCGTATAATAAAGTCCAAAATTTTGTATCTTGTGGATCAATAGTGAGAGTGTCTCCAGCTTTGTTGAATTCATATTTTCCTTTTGAGTAAGGAATCGTTCCTAAAAAATCCTTATTGTTTTGACTAGCTTTTATAATAGTTTCTACGAATGTAGGTTCATCAGAGTTATGCTCTTTTGGAGTCTTACCAAACTCTACACCTTCAACTATTCCTGTTTTATTTCTTGATCCCATATATCTATTTATAGAAGATGTGATTATCGATTGTCAACGTCTTATATAAATGGTCTGCCCAATATGGATGTACCGTATCATTGTGGTAGTGACTAGAACCATCAGTAAAGTCGTACACGCTACCTTGTACTATCAATACTGCCAATAAGTAAACCTCATTCCAAGTCTTACTATCTTCAATCAGATCTTTCCTACCATCACAATACCAACTAAACTGACACTTATGTTTAACTGGCCATGTAACTCCTTTCCAATTAGTATATGTGGGACCTTGATGAACAACACCACAGATTGTATCTGGGTATTCTCTCATCTCTACTCTGTTAAGAGTAACAAGTCCTACAGCTAACCTTCCAGCTTTAGATTGATTACCTGCTTCAAAGTAAATATTCTTAGCAAGACATACAGCCTCACCATTCTCATCCCATGCATGTACTTGAGTGCTTATTGAGAATCCTAATAGCATTCCCAAGAAGACATATACCATCTTCTCGTAAAACTTCATAGACCTAAGATGCGTCTTACGTTCTTAGGATCCAAATCTCCACCCTCAATAAGATGATCTCTAATCATCTCAAAGTAAAATGCTTCGTCTTCTAATCCATAATGAAAAAGGTTTGACTTACATTCACTGAAGAACTCAATAAGTTTCTTACTTTTATTCATCTCCATTCGATCTGCTCGATCAAACGTCATATTGTTTTGAGTGTTCCTATGCATTACGTCTCTCCTGTAAATCCTTTTCTCTCATTGCTACTTCACATACGAATATAATCTTGTCAGCAAGATTACGTTCTGCTGCAAGATCACCTAACACAGCTAGCTGTGGTCCATCTAGTCTTGAAATAGATTCTACTATCTTAAGAATTTGTGCTTGTTTTCTCTCGTTCATAATATCTCCTAGTGAAGAGGTCTAGCAATACCATTGATACATGATGCTACTAGTTCCCAGTTACCGTCCATGATAGCAACACCACTACGATGCTCTAAGCTATCAGCCATAAGAGCCCATGATGCATTCTCATTAGACTTATCCATAAAGAGTTGACACTCTTTACTATTCATTACTAACAACTGTTCGAAATCACTATCGACAGCTTTTACTACGATACAGTTAGGAAGCTCTTGCTTCTCATCACTGTATTTAAAATGTTTGCATTCGTTTTTCATAACTGTATTATCCTCTATTTTCAAAATTAAGTCAACTCTCTATAGCCAGCAGCTTTACCATAAAAGCCCATATCTTCTAACTCTTTAACTAACTCGTCAAAGTGGTAAGGTGATGGATTATCAATACCTGAATAAAGATTACCGTTCTCATCATGTGATGGATATAGACCAACAGTCATTGGATCATCAATAATTAATTGACATCCTTCTAACTCTGGGTTTTGATCAACATAGTGATCAATCAAAAATTTACCTTGCTCAAAGATTTCTTCGTCTCTAGTTCTGACTTCAAAGTCAATGATACTCATTCCTTCATTTACTAATGTAGGCTCTGGTTGGTTTCCTAATACTCTTACTTCTAACATAATTTATCTCCTTACTTTATCAAATTATACATCTATTATACTAAATTATTGATTTGAAGTCAACAGGCTAGAGTAAACTCCACATGCTTTTTCAAACAAATATATTGGTGATTCATCAGTATCGAATCCAACTTCTGTACCGAATTCCATTGATGATGAATAAAAGATTTCATCTTTGTTGCTAACTCCTAAATCTTTTAATGACTTAGCAATTGCTTCTGGTGTGTTACCAAGATATTTGTGCTCATGATTAGGATAGTTTCCTAATATAGTTTCTAGTCCTTGGTTCTCTTCTGATGTGAATATTGTGTATCTTCCTTGCATATTGTTCTCCTTACTTAACATACAACTATTATACTAATTATTCGATTTGAAGTCAACAGTTTATAGAAAAAAAACCAAAAAAAAAGACCCATAAGGGTCTTTAATTCAACTGGCTGGCCTCGGACTTATATCGTACTCGTTAATCTCAGAGCTCCAGGTAGGGTTGGCCGAAGCGTCCTACTATCTCTTGCTAAGAGAATGGATCCTGAACCGCTAAGTTCTTGTGTCGTTATCAAGCGCAAACCTAATAACCTATCCCTTTCCGACTGCAGGGTTTCACTCCCATTGTAGCATCTAGCGTTTCTTCAAACTCGAGCTCGCCTCAGTCTATATTGATTTGTTCTGTCCCGCCATATTATCTCTTTCCAGAGCGGCCTTCCTCAAGCTGCCGTACGGGGTGTCCACCTTTCTTCTTACCTCTGAGCGATTGATAAAGTCGCCATCTCGTGTAAACTCTCTCGTCTGGTTAGGCATTTGCATTTACCTTTTCTCTTCCAGTCCGGGGTGTCTCCCTCAATATGATACTATTATACAAAATTGTATCTTTGAAGTCAACAGTTAGATACAATCTTTTTCGAAATTACTTTGTTTTATTTGTTTATCAAGATGCGTTGCTAACTCATCTGTAATTAATTTGTTAATCTCTTTAACAGCTTTGTTCTGTTTTTCAAGTTCCATTTTGTCTTCTACCAGTGCCTTTACCCTAAGCTGTAATGCATGAATCTCTTTTTGCATTTCAACTATAGTCATCTCGTATGTTCTCATTTAAAGTCCTCAAATAAGTTTTTAGTTCTTGGTTTATCTTGTCCACTTCCTCTATCGAAGAGTGGAGTGTCATCTACTAATCCTTGCTGTGCAGCTTGTTCAACATCAAAGAGTCTCATCTTTGACTTATCAACTCCTACAACAAATCTCCTATGGAAACCAGGATCTGCATATCTGTTCTTGAGCTGCTTAACTTGATACTGGTTTAAAGTATCTAGTTCCTCTGTCTGAGAGAGTGCCAACATGAAGTCAGCTGTTGCTGGAAGACCGAAACTTTCCGACGTATCTTCCAAACCAATATCAGAGCTCGAGAACCCAGTCCTGTTTGTTTGTGTTGCAGAGATGATTGGCACGTTGAATTCCACAGCCAGTCCTCGTAGTTCTTCTGCAATCGCTTTGACAATGGCATATGATCCGGCATTGGCTCCTCCTTTCACTCTATATGAAGCGCATATGTTAAGATAATCTATGTACATAACATCACACTTAAAGTTCTTTTTAGTTCTTAGTTCTTGTAGCAAGTGTCTTAGGTGGTTAGCATTAGCACTAGCAGTTGGATATTCTTTTACAATAAGTTTTCCTGTACATCTTTTCTTTAGACGTTCCATCTTTTTATCATATGCTGACTTAGGAAGTACAGTAAGTTCTTCCATGGTGACATCTAGTAGGTTAGCATCTATCCTTTCTGCAATCCTTTCTTCTGCCATCTCCATTGTTACATACAATACGTTCTTACCTTCTAACATATTAGATGCTGCACAATGACACATGAACAAGGACTTACCTACACCAGTACCAGCCATAACAATATTAAGAGTTTTATTGGGTAGACCACCTTTTGTAATTTTATTCATAAATTCTAAATCAAATGGCACTCTTTGTTCTACTGTATGATAGAACTCATATCTAGTATCAGCATCATCAATAAAATCATGACCAATACTATTATCAAAGCTAACTTGTAATGCTTCTTGTAGTAGTCCTGGTAGTTGTCCTTTGCTATCTGGACTCTTCTCGATAATATCAATACCAGACATTATAGCATTGTAGATAGCTTTGTCCTGACAGAACGTCTCAGTCTGATCTATGAGCCATTCGTCTACATTGGATTGTTCAAATGAGTTGACCATTGCAATTGCTGAGCTGATTGTCTTATCATCAACTCCACCCACTTGTTGTATATCGATAGCTAATGCTTCTTTTCTTGGCAATGCATTATACTTTTCAAAGTAATCTTCTATAATTTTAAATACTAGTTTATGATCCAGTTGCTGGAAATAATCTTCTTTAAGGAATGGAAGTACTTGACGAGTGTATTCTTCGTCTTGTGTTATTGCTTGTAGTATTTGGTTTTCAATCATGATATTTGTTGTAGTCTAAATTAAATGAGATA